TGATATCGAAGCAAACTACTTTTTTAACGGCTTTTGGGGGCTGACCGTGCGCGCTTCGCAGGTGAAGACGTACGGCGCGCCGACTGAGCCGGACGACGAGCCGGAGACCGTCGCTGCACCGGTCCTACTGAGCGGCCGGTGCGCTTTCCTGCCAGAATAGAACGCACGACGCTGGGGACAACCTGGCGCTTGAAGTACAATTTCATTCTGGAATTACTTGAGAAGTAATTCTACTTGGCATAAATTTCCCGGGCGCGCTTGAGCAGGGCGCCCTCGATAAGGGCAAAACCCTTGATGCCCAGAGATTTCTTTGCCTTGGCGACAGCCTTAATCCAAGGGTTGGTCTTTGCATCCTTGGATTTGGATTTGCTGACAATCTCGCCATCCTTATTCTTGAGGTCCTTCTTGGTGAGGCCTCCTGCTGTGCGTGTCGCATTTCCGTGCATCACCTGGGCGCGAGAGCCGATCATTTGATATAGACCAAGAATATTTTATATGACTGCCTGATACTTCAAAATAAAAGGAAGTTTCATTAACCCTAAAGTCTCTAATTGAAGTAATATAAAATTATAAATTATCTCTAATAGGGAATTATATATGTATAGGGGCGGGTGACTTTTGGACCCCCAGGCCGACGAAACTTCCAAAAAAATCTCAGGCCATGATAAGATGGGTCGTCGCAAAATCGAAGGTCTCATATGTACTCGATGCAACCGGGATTTTTCTCAGGAACCATATGGAACCACCGCATTCAAGAGACACATTGCCCGTAAGAACCCCTGTGTACCTGAGGAGGGGCACACATACCAGCGAGCCCCACCAAAATTCTTTGAGGGCGTGGTGATCAATGACTTTGACGCCGTTGATTTATCCCATGTTACAGCACCAACCCCAGATGGACGCAAGGAAGTGTGGATCAGGTCATTTCTTCGTCAAATTTTCAGTCGGGAAGAGAACAAGTGCATCGTCCTCAAAAATATTGAAATGTACCCAGATGAGATTTTCGTTAAGCGCGAAGGAAAGGTGAGAGTTATGAGTATTCACAACCTGACTATACTGACTCTTCTGGTTCTTCATGAACGTCTATACCCATATCTTGAGATTTCTGGATGGGATAAATACAAAGAGTTTGAGGAATGGGTGGATAGTGTATCAGGTGTGGCTCTCAATGACAGAAGCTGGGCGGGGACCATCGAACCTTTATCATATTATTACATATTCGTACGCGACTTTCTCAAAGACTATCTATTTAAAATGGAAAATAGAAGACATCAAACCTGGATGATTTCAAGCGCCACATGGTCGCCTTAAAAGATGTCGCCTATTTATATAATAATATGAGCCCGGAAGAGTTCGCAGAAAAGGCCGCCAAGTTCTTTCCCAAGGCAAAGGACTGGCCCCCACCAGGTCAGCAGCGGACCATAACCCCCGAAGAAGCGGTAAGTCCTAACCCCCTCCCAAAAATAAAAGGAAGTTTCATTAACCCTACACCCCCTAATTGAAGTAATATAAAAAATGTATATTATCCCTATTAGGGAATTATATATGTATAGGGGCGAGTGACTTTTGGACCCCCAGGCCGACGAAACTTCCAAAAAAATCTCAGGCCATGATAAGATGGGATGGATCTACATGATACGCAACAAAGTCAATGGGAAATGCTATATAGGACAGACCAGGCGTAAAAAGGTGGAATTTAGATGGTCCCAGCACAAGAACAGACCCGGTATTATGAAATCAGCGTTCGATAAACATGGGGTTGAAAATTTTGAGTTTTCAGTTATATGTGAAATACCGACCGAAGAGTTGAATGCCCGTGAGATCCTCGAAATCCGCGAAAGGAACACACTTTATCAGAATGGATATAACCTGGAGTCTGGAGGAAATACTAATGTTATAACCCATCCAGAAACTCGAAAAAAGATGAGCGAGGCAAATAAAGGAGAAAAAACCCCAATTTTGGAAAAACCCACACCGAAGAAACTCGTAAAAAGATGAGTGAGGCGCAGAAAGGGCGAGCGCCTATGAGCGAAGAAACTCAGATCAAGATGAGTGAGGCGCAGAAAGGAAAGAAAGCTACAGAAGAGACGCGTGCAAAAATTAGCGATGCTACTAAAGGAGAAAACAATCCCAATTTTGGAAAAAAGGCAAGTGAAGAAACTCGTAAAAAAATTAGTGAGGCGATGCGTTGGAAAAGTGTGAGACAACTTTCGTTAGATGGCGACCTAATTGCAGTTTTTGATTCTATGATACAGGCTGGAGAATCTCTTGGAAGTGACTATTCGGGTATAAGCAAATGCTGTAGAGGAAAAACCAAGACTTCGGGGGGATTTAAATGGGAATATTCAATTACACTCTAAAGATTTTCCGCAGTGCGTGAATGGTGATCTTCGTCTTGGAGGCGTTCGGCACCTGTGTCTCGAGCGCGGGGTCGTTGAGCACCTCTGCGCAAACCTTGGACTTGCTTTCTTGTAAAAGTACAATAGACTGTTCGACGCTCGGGAGGGTTTCGCTGCCCACATATATGAGCCTCTTGACCACCACCTTCTGCGTCTGTCCCGTCCTGTGAGCCCGGCTGACCGCTTGAAGCTCCGTGGCCGGTGACCAAGAAGGCGCCGTGATGTAGACGCGGGTACTTTCCTGCAAATTTAGACCCACTCCGCCCGCCTTGATCTGTATGAGGAAGACTGCACCCGGCGCAGCAGCCTTGAACCCTGCGATTGCCTCCTCGCGCTTCTCCTTGAGGACCGACCCATCGATGCGAAACACCGGAAGGCCTATAGCCGTCAGCATCTCCTGGATGTGGTCCATTTCTCCCATGAATTGCGTGAAGATGAGCGCCTTCTCCTTGGGGTGCTCGAGAATATTCGCGATGAGGGTCGCCATCTTCCTGGACCGCCGCGGGGCCCACAGTTCCGGACTTTCGTCGTCCTTGATGGCCATGCCGTCCAGGTACAGCTGAGGCCACGTCATCACCTGGCGCACGCGCAGGAGCGCCTCGAGGAGCATCATCTGCCGACCGGCTCCAGACCCCATCTGGATCACCTCGCGGACCACATCCTGCCCGCGACTGAAGGCCTCTTCGTAGAGCGCCTTTTCCTCCGGGAACATCTCGAGCTCGATGTTCTCAAACTCGCACGGAGGGAGCGCGAGGCGCGCGTTGAATTTGGCCACGCTCTCCTTGGTGCGCCGGAGGACATACGCGTCTCGCACCTGGTCGGTGTAGCCCTGGACCACATCTCGTGGGATGCCCACGAAGCTGCAGAGCGCCACAAAGTCCTTGATGGAGTTGAAGACGGGCGTGCCTGACACGACCCACCGGATGGGCGCATGGAGAGCCGCGCACGCGATGTGACTCTTCGACTTTTTGTTGCGAATCTCGTGCCCTTCATCGAGGATCACACGGTCCCATTCGACGCTCAGCAGGGGGCACATGGGGCTGCCCACACGGTGCGGGAGGATCGAATATGGAGCAACCACCACATTTGGAAGGGTATCCGGAAGCGCCCTCTTGGCGCCATCGAATGATGCGACGCTTAGGCTCGGCGCGAACCGCTTGATCTCGTCGCACCACTGACCGACGATCGACTTGGGGACGACGACCAATGTGTGTGGTTTTGGGTTGAGTAGCATGGTCGCAATCAGCTGGACAGTCTTGCCAAGCCCCATCTCATCACACAGGAAGCCACCAGGACGCGCGGGGTCCTCCTCACGCGCCAAAAGCCACTTGACGCCTTCGTGCTGGTAGGGCGAAATCAGGCGGGTTCGAAGAAGTGGAGCCATTTTGAGCGTTGTTTGTGGATCAGGTCTTGGGACCTGACTTGGGGAAGACACGAATTTTCTCTGCACCTCTCATAGGAATGTCGAACGACGAACTCGTACGGAAAATTACAAACGTTATTCGGACCCATGCGAATCCCAAGCAGGGTCTGTCCAACCTGAAGAACAGCCAGGATATTGTCCCTGGAATTGTGGCAATTATCAAGAATGCTGTCGGGGGTCAGGCAACCACGAACGCTGTGATCCAACAGGCACCTGTGAATGTTCTTGTCAATTCAATTACAAAATTGATCCGTAACAAGGTGGCGTTGACACCGAACACCAAGGCCAAAGTCGTCGAGCGTCTGTCCACCAACGGAAATCAGTCGAACGAGTTGGTCCAGAAGATTCTTCAGTCTCTGCGCCAGTCCCTCCCACCCACTGCAATTTCGAATCAAAATTCATCATCTATTTTGTTGCCTACAAGTAAGATGCCACAGGCTGCCGGGACCTCCACGAACAATCTCACTGGCAAGCAGAATGTTGGGACCTCCACAAACAATCTCACTGGCAAGCAGACTGCCGGGACCTCCACAAACAATCTCACTGGCGCCCCCCAGCCACCGACACCCGTGACCCCGCGCAATTACTCGAAGCTCGGCCTCAAGGAACTCCTGAACGCCCGGAGCAAGTATCCCGCGAACGCTGAGAGGATCAACAAGGCTATCAGGGAGTTGTTCGAGCAGGCTCTCCGCGATCTCAAGTACGAGTCTGGGTCCAAGCGCGCCCGGAAGATTGGCGAGCTCCTGCGCCTTTTGCCGCGCAACTTCAGCGGCCGACGCAACGCCACCTCGCTCGTCATCAACAACGTCCGCAACGCCCGCAACGAGCGTGAGCTGCAGAACCTGGCCTCGAACCTCGGGCGCGTCTCGAACGAGAACATCGCTCGGGCGTTCGCCGAGCAAAAGAAGCGCCTCAAGCGCAAAACAAACGAGGTGCAGAACCGGAACTTGCGCTACCGGCGTGCAGGGGAGGGAAACAACCTCAATGAGATTCGGCGCCGTCGGGCAGTCCTGGGAGGAGGAAACGGCGGTGGAAATAACCTCAATGAGATTCGGCGCCGTCGGGCAGTTCTGGGAGGAGGAAACGGCGGCGGATTCGGAGGTGGAAATGGCGGGGGATCCGGTGGTGGTGGAAACAACCTGAATGAGCTGCGTCGCCGTCGGATGGTTCTCGAGAGCGGGGCGGCGCCGCCACCACCCCTGCCTCCTATGCAGCAGAATGCCATCAACAACGCTGGTGGCATCCCTCGTGCGCTTACCACCGTCGCGGCTGTTCCTGGTGGCGCGCCGGAGGTTGCAAAGGCGGCCGAGGCTCTCAACGAGACGGGTGGCAACGTCGCGCAGGCCATCAACATCAAGGGTGCGAGCCCGGCGGCAATTAATGCAGTCCAGAAACTGGGTGGAAAGAATAACGCCGTGAACGTTCTGGAGGGCCTGAACACGATGAGCCAGACGACAGAGACGCGGAAGCGCAAGGCTGCCCGGACAATCGGACGCCCAAAGAAGCGGCGGCTTCAAAAGCCACGCCTGGCCGCTCTGAACAAGGTTATTAACTCGGTCAAGAAGCAGAAGCTGATTTCGATCATCGCCCACAACGTCACCAAGACGAATGAGATTCACCCGAACGACGAGAAACTCAAGAAGTACTACAAAAAGGTCGTCAAGGCGAACATCCTCCGCACGCCTTTTGCGAAGATTGTCAAGAAGGCGGCGAAGAGGGCGTAGGTGTCCCAAAAAAAACATAGGACTATATAAAATGTCAAGCCAGACGACAAGCAAAGCATTGCCGATTTTGATTGTCCTGTTGGTCTGTTGCTGTGTGAGCTCTGTGACTGCAGGGGGGCTCTGGGCGGGCAATGTTTTCTGCGACACGTCAAACCCAGACGACCAGGCGGCGGGTATGAACTGTGCATCCGTTTATGAACGCTCTCCGGCTCCAGGACCGGCTCCAGGACCGGCTCCAGGACCGGCTCCAGGACCGGCTCCGGTGGCGCTCACCCCTCTCCAGACGCTTCTTGCGTCGGCCAAGGCCATCCAGGTCCCCGCCGTCGACCCAGCTACGCTCTCTGGGACGTGGGGCGCGGCAATCACGCCTACTGAGCCAACAGGCCCCACTATCAAGTACTCGTTCACTATGGACGTGAAACTTGAAAGCACCTGGAGCACCGTTGCGGGTTCGACCTATGCCGTCTTCACACACGCCGGGGGGTCGCCGTCTTTCTATATTAATAACGGGATAGGTAGCCCGCCTGCGACGTGGTGGCAGAAAAACGGAGTGCTCATTTACCAGGCCACGGTAGGCGGTACAGGGGGGCAACTGATGCAAGTTTATGCGGATAGTTTCGTACCGTCGACTGCTAGTTATAAAAACATAATGGTTGTTTGCGACGGAACTGCGGTTAACTATTACGTAGACGGTGTATTGGCCACGGTGACTAACGGTAGCTCTGTAAACACAACCGGAGTTAAGTGGAATACTGGTGCATGGGCTTGGGGTGGGATGGTGGAGGC